TACCCAGATGACTTATCAGTAGAATACCAAGATTGTATTAAATTTTCAATTTTACAATACAAACCATCCTTAGCATCCGAAGCCTCTAAAGCCTCTGGAGGTGTACCAGGAAACCCAACGGCAGGAAGAACTCCTTTAGGTTCAATAACTCTTCCAATTCCTGCTGGTATTAATGATAGCAACCAAGTCAGTTGGCAAGAAGATACAATGAATTTTGCACAGCAACAAGCAGCACCTGTTGCAAAAGGAGCAATAGAAGGAGGTGTAGAAGGTGCTACAAGTGCAGTTAACTCTGCTGCATCAACCGTAGAAGCTGCCACAAAAACAGGAGAATTCAAAGAAGCAGTATCAGGATTAGCAACAAGATTAGCTGTGAGTTCAGACAAAATTCAGCAGAGATTGTATGGATCAATACAAAATAATAACTTAGAATTACTTTTTACTGGTCCCTCTCTCAGAAGTTTTTCATTTACATTCAAATTATCACCAAGAAACGATAAAGAAGCAAAAAATATTATGAAAATTATTCGCTTCTTTAAACAAGCAATGTCAGTTAAAAGAAGCAAAACATCCCTTCTTCTTAAATCTCCACATACTTTTTCTATTTCTTATCTAACTTCAAATAAACAACATCCCTACTTAAATAAATTTAAAGAGTGTGCATTAACTGGATTTGATGTTGACTATACTCCAGAAGGTCAATATATGACATATATGAGTTCAGATCCAAGTGGAAGATCTATGATTTCTTATAGTATTTCTCTGCAGTTCCAAGAACTTGAACCAGTATTTGATGATGAATATGGCAACGAAAGTCCAGATCAAATCCTAAATGTAGGTTACTAAAATGTCTTCATATTTCAAAAAACTTCCATCATTTGAATATGTCAGTAGACTTCCTGATGCTAAGATATCCGATTATATTCAAGTAAAAAACCTTTTCAAAAGAGGCAAAATTCGCCCAGACATTTTTGAGAATGTTGCCTTTTTTGAAAAGTATAAAATTATTGGTAATGAAAGACCAGATAATGTCTCATATAAAGTTTATGAAGATCCCAAATTTGATTGGATAATCCTTCTATCTAATAATATTACAAATATTCAAACTGAATGGCCAATGACACAAAATTCATTTGATGAATATTTGAGAGAAAAATACGGAGTTGGATTATCTACAGAAGAAGAAATTTATAATAACATTTACAATGGTGTACATCACTATGAAACAACAGAAGTTAAAAATAGCAGAGGTGTAACAATACTTCCCGCTGGACTTCAAGTTCCTTCAAATTATTCTGTTAGTTTTTACGATTACCCATTACGCCAACAAACAGATAGTGGAAATATTGCAGTTCCAGTCACCAACTATGAATATGAAGAAAAACTAGAAGATGCAAAAAGGAATATATACGTTCTTAAACCAAGATACTTGAATATTATTCTTGATGATACAGATAATATAATGAGATATAAAGAAGGTGCCACTCAGTATGTGAGCGACACCTTGAAAAGAGCTGATAATATCAGACTTTATTCTTGATCAATCCTCTGCCAGTTTTTGGAAGTAGGAGAGAGCATCATCTTCATCTTCATCTTCCTGAGTGATCTTAGGAAGTGAAGGGGACTTAGAGCGAGCATAAGATTGCTCCAGTTCTTCCACAACACGATCTTGAACGGAAGGAGTAGAAGTATACTCTTCAAGTTCATCTTCCTGTTCCACAACTGCGCGAGAGCGAGTTGGAGAAGCAGTCTTCAGACCCAGAACCATATTCATACGACGCTCAAGTTCTTCATAAGACTTGAACTGATCTGGAGCAGTGATTGCGGTTAGGGAATACTCTTTCTTCCAGATGGTTTCCAGAGCATCGTCATCATCCAGTAGTGGTTCAACAGAACCAAATTCTGACTTGTCGTAATTCCAATACCCATCTTTCTTTACGATCTTGAGTTTGAAATTCGCACCCTGCCAGAAGTCAAAAGGATTGATAGGAGTTTCATCCTCAAACTCAGGTTGCATTGCTTCCATAATCTTGTCAAAGATTTTCTTACCATACTTGTAGAGAAAAACTTTACCTTCGTTTTGAGGATTTGCAGGATCTTTTACAACGTAGATATTGCTGTAATAAGACAGTTTACGCTTTTGCTTGCGAACAATTTCTTTGTTCGTTTCAGAACCAGTATTCCAAAGTTCGCGGTTATGTTCACCAAGAGGATCTTTCTGACCAATCGTAGTCAGAGAGTTTTCAATATACCAACCACCAGGACCTTGGAAAGCGTGAGAATACATCTTTGCCCAAGGAAGTTCTTCACCTTCAGGAGCAGGAAGGAAACGGATAACAGCAAAACCGTTTCCAGTTTTATCCATCTCAGGTTTCCAGAGACGATCATCTTCTCCACTGCTTGCGGTACTCATCTTCTCAACTTCTTTTACCAGTTTAGAAGTCAGAGAACCCAGTTTGGATTGCTTTTTAAGTGCTTCAAAAGACATTCGGATTACCTCGTATTAGTAGGATTTGGCCTTTGTGTACTTCGTTATTCTACAGGTCTGAACCCATTTTGTCAATCTGTTCTTTCATTACATCCAGCATTCTGGACATATTATTGAAAATAACATTCATATCAGTGTTTGGGGGCATACCCATCATAATTGCAGAGCTCATAATACGCTCTTTCATTTCTCTTGCTTCGGGATCATCAGACAAACTCATTCTTGTATAAAGAACTTTTTGCTTATCTAAAAGTCGTTCAAGAACTTCAACGTGCTCAATTTTTTCTTCTTTACTCATCGTAGGAAATTTAAAAATATTTCCGTAGATTTGTTCCTGAAGTTCTGCAATTTCAGTCATCTCTGCACGGACGACTTCGGAACTAAAAAAACTCATTGATCCTCCAGAATGATCTCTTTCAAAATTTTACGATAACCAAGTACATCAATATTTAGAAATGGACTATATTTTTTAACTCTACGACTGACGGTTTCCCACACTGGATCTTGGAGTTTTTTATCAAAATTCTTTGAATATGCAAATACTTTATCCAAAAGTACCATAGTTTCAAGAGATACCTGACCGCTCAAATGTTTTTTTAAGAGAACAGGATGCCCCTTTGAACATTTGAATACATCTTGAAATTTATTTTCACCGAATAGTGATTGACTTTCCTCTTTAAAGAAGTATGAAAGAGATTGAATTTTCTTCTGCCATTGTTGATATCTTCCTTCACCTTCTTTAATCATTTCACCAATCCAAAGGGTCTCTGGATCAGGACAAGACACAAAATTAGAAACAAAAAAATCTACAACTTCTTTGTCCGATTTTTGTCTTGAGATTTTTTCAAACCACATTCTATCCTTTCGTTTATAGAAAGATTGAACAGTTGCTCTGGATTTACCACAATACTTAAAATAGTCATAGTTATCCTTCGTGAAGTGATTTTTCAACGAAAGATAACATTTATATGCATCAAATGGAACCACTTTCACTTTCCTTCTTCTTTCTTCGTCTTTCACGTTGTTTGGCAAGATACTCTGACCGATAAGGTTCCGTTGCTCTCGCTTCTCTTCGCTTACGATTAACTTCATCACGATTTTCATTTAAATAATCAAGAGACTTCTGTTTAAGGCGTTCTTTGTTATTCTGATACCAAACAGATTGTTGTTCGGTCACAGTAGAATATGGGATGTATGGATCATATTCAGGCAATTCAAAATTTTTTAAAGAGTCCCAGATAGACATTTTCAAAAGGTATCTAATCTATATAGAAAAAAATCAAAAGGCATCATTCAAAAAAGTAATATAGGGAAATTTTTGCCGGGATTTTTTTCGCCCAAAAATGGATTAAAAGACCAATTTTGCTCTGGAAGTCTTCTTAAGAAAGTTAAGTTCCATTGCTTCATACTTAATCTTTTCCTTCAGTGGTTTTGAAATCAGTTTGGGAACGGACTCCAAATCAATATTATTGTTTTCGCAAAAATGAATAATCGCATCAATGTAATTCATTTCCACATTGACTTGAACAAGATTTTCAATCTCTTGTGCGAAACGTGATGGACAAAAGAACTTATTTTCTAATGCTTTTTCTAATTCATTCTCCATCTGACCCAGTATTGTGATGTACAAATTCTTTAATATAACGAACTAGTAGTTTAATATAATCCCCTTTGTTTCTTTTGTCAAATACTTTGACTTCTCCACCAGGAGTAACCATTAACGTAATGAGTTTTTTAACAACTTTTCCTGTCAGTTCGTAGTAAGCAGCTGCATAGAATGTTTCTTGAACGAAGTAATTTTCAATCCACTGCTCAGGTTTAATTTTATCTGATGTTTTGAAGTCAATGACTGCTAACTCTCCTTCATATTCAGCAATACAATCAACCCGTCCTGCAAGTCCAAGGTATTCGGAATAGAGAGTTCGTTCAATCGCGTGAATATTATTTATCTTATCCAGATAAGGTTTTGCGTGATGAAACATATGTTTTGTCAGGAGTTGATAATCATCCCAGACAAGTTCTTTGTTCTCAAGATAGTCCTGGCAAACTTGGTGAAAGTCAGTTCCTCTTGCTGTTGCTCTTTTTGTGATACGATTTGCTTCTTCAAGTCCTACACGCTTTCTCCAATCAATAAAGATCTGACGATTGTAGAAAGAAGTGACTGAAGTAATTGAAGGCACCCACTGCCCATCAGGAAGATGGTACAGACGGATGCCATTTTGTTCTTTCTTTTCTAGTTCAAGATCACCTAAAAAATTACAATGAATAAAACTCATACACCAACTTCCATTTTCGCAAGGATATATTCTTTCACTAATCCAGAGCGAACAATATCATCAACTCCAAATTCAATAATATCAATTGAAGGCATAATACGAAGAACTTTCATAAAATCAATGATGCCATTTCTCTCATTTGTTTTAATCAAATCAGTTTGAGTGGCATCACCGCAGAACATAATTTTACTGTTCTCACCTACACGAGTAATTATACTATCAAGTTCGTGATAGTTCAAGTTTTGAAACTCATCTACGATAATGATAGCATTGTCCAGAGTAGTTCCGCGAATAAAAGAAGTACTCCAAAAACTAATAGTTCCTTGAAGTTTGAGGTTCCCATAAAGCATTTCGAATGATGCGTCATCTGGCATTGAGAACATATACTTTACCATATTCTTATAAGGAATTTGATAAAGTGATGATTTATCTTCGTGGTCTCCAGGAAGAAAACCAATTTCACGAGTTGCAACAAGAGACCTTACGATATAAATTTTTTCATAAGGACTTCTTTCATCTAAAACATCTTGAAGAGCATTATAAAGAGTGATAAACGTTTTACCTGTTCCAGCACACCCATAAGCAACTATATTTTGTCCCTTTTCGTATGCTTGATATAAAAGTTTTTGATTATCTGTGAGAGGTTCAATGTCTCTCATCAAATCCAGACCAATTGGTTTCTTGCGTTTCATTTGTTTCGCAGTCATTCCAACACCAATTGGTTGATCGTCTACTCTTTTTCTTCTTGCCATATAAAAAAATTTAAACTGGTTTTACTTTTGAGCCTGGTGCTTTTGATGCAGCACGAAGAACATCGTTCCATCCTGGATGAGACTTCTTAAGTCTATCGTAGACTTCCCCAACCTCTCCTGCCGAAGGACAAGTAGATGGATCACTCCAATCTCTTGTCCAGTCTGGATTATCCACTTTCCACTGGTCCCATTCAGTAACAGACATCGTTACTTCTTTTTGCTCACCAGTTTGTTTATTGATAACGGGGTACGTTGCCAAATTTATGCCTCCATTTTATATGAGAATATTTAGTCTATACGAATAGAAGGTTGAATACTTTCACAATCATCACAGTTATCACGAGACCAACCAAGAGCAGTAGAAACTGCTGGGAATTGACAAGTAAAAATACAACGAATTGCCTCAGCAATATCCATATGTTCCTTTTGTGTTCCATGAGCTGAGCGAAGATCAATATAGTGTATCCAAGACCTTACAGAACCCGTCATATAGAGGCGTGTAGGCGTCGCTAAGGGCAATACGAACCTTGCACACTCCTTTGCCACACCTTTGTCCAGAAGGCGGTTGTAGATCCTCTGAGACTGCTCAAAATGCATTCTAATATCTTCTAGCAGTGTCAGTTTTAAATAGTCAGAAAGATCATCAATACTATTCTGACGATTTTTTGTGTCCTGACGACGAAGTTCTGGAAGAGGAATAGTTTCATTCAACAGATTTGTGTCAGCATACCTTTGAGAAAACTCTTGAAAAGTAAAACTCCTATGTCGCAAAATCTGAGCAGCAATACCTCTGGTTGTATTAATCTCTACTGTTAGACTTGCTTGTTCAAAGATACTCCAGTGTTGATGTTTAATACAATACTTAAGAAGTCCTTCGAAACTTTCATTGTCTTGATTTTTTGGATTTGAAACTCTTGCACAATATGCCATATGTTTTTCTGCATCTGGCGTTACTGAAACAAGTTTAACTTCTGGTTTCATAAATTGAAATTCATCAAACATTTCTTTCACAGTCCATCTCCATCATCGTCATTAGTTAGTTTGTATTTCTTGTTTATTTTTACTGGTCCATAGATTTCATCATCTTCCTCATCATAGAAGACCTCATCATAATCGTCAATATAAGGAGCAATGTCTTCATATTGAGGTTCTGGTTTGTATGAATCTACATCAGAATAAACTTCCGATTTAAGACATTCCACAAGAGACTCTAAGTTTCTTAAGATGAGCTTAAGCTTTTCTTTATCCATGTTTATCAACCCTCACAAAGGTAATTATACATAAAAAAAGAGGGTCAGTCAAGACCCTCTTTGAATTATTCATTTACTCAATAACAAAACTTCTAGATAGATCAAATAGATGAATGCCGCTGATGCTCCAGAAATGGCAGCAATTGTAGCAATCATTTTCCTGCACCTACATTAATAAGTTGTGCTTGGTGACGACGATCTTCTTTTTGTTTTTGTTCTTTAATCAGTTGTAGGAAGTTGAGTTTTTTCATCACTTGTGCCCCTCCTTTACAAACTTAACACCACGATAGGTTTCGTCGTATTGTTGGGGTTGTTGCATCATTTGCTGCTGATACTCAAGACGCTTTTGAGTATCATATTCAACACCGCGATAAACTACTTTAGACATTAGGTTTTCTCCTTAGTTTTTAGGTTAAAGAGCGTTCCTTCAGTCGGCGTTTGCGTTCGCTATTTGC